CTGCCAACCAGTTAGCAGTTAATAGAGATACCTCAGTTGCTTTTTGTAATCCATCACGACCCATCATACGAATATACATCCAACTAATAGGAAGTATAGATGCACTACCTTGTATTGCTGCTGATACTCTATGGTTCATAAAAGGAACAAGATGTTCTGCAACACCAATCGGACCAACACCAGGACCGCCACCACCGTGAGGAATACAGAATGTCTTATGTAAATTCATATGGCATACATCAATACCATACTCACAAGGTTTTGCAAGACCAACCTGTGCATTTAGATTTGCACCATCAAGATATACCTGCCCACCATTATCGTGAACAATTTTACAGATGTCTTTGATAGTTGGTTCAAATACACCGTGAGTTGATGGGTATGTAATCATAATACAAGACAACTCAAAGGTATTCATTATTGCTTGCTTTTCTAAATCTTTCAAATCTATGTTACCTTCGTCATCACATTTGACAGGAACAATCTTCATACCTGCCATTACTGCCGATGCAGGATTAGTTCCGTGTGCACTTGTAGGTATCAAGCATACATTTCTTTTTGTATCACCATTACTTCTGTGATATTCTTGTATCGCAAGTAAACCTGCATACTCACCTTGAGAACCTGCATTTGGTTGTAATGATACTTCTTCAAATCCAGTGATATCACATAACCATTCTTGTAAATCAAACATAATTCTTTGGTATCCAAGAGTTTGATTTTCTGGAGCGAATGGATGCATATTTGCAAACTCATTCCAACTTACAGGCATAAGTTCTGACGCTGCATTTAATTTCATTGTGCAACTTCCAAGTGGCATCATACCATTTACTAATGAGAAATCTTTTGATACTAACTCATTAATGTATCTCATCATATTAGTTTCACTTTGATACTTATTAAATACATCTTGTCTTAACCAAGGTTGTGTTCTTTCTGGAACATACTTCCATTTGTATCTACCAACTGCTTCAACAATATGATCAATCGTATCATTTTTATTCACTAAATCTTGTTGTGAATTAATTAGAGTTTGTATCTCTTCAAGAGTGGTAAGTTCATCTAAAGTGATGATAGTATGATCATCTTCATAACGAACATTAAATCCTTCAACTGCAAGAAAACTCTTAAATCGTATTGTATCAAATCCTTCTGTATCATCAACTTCAATACCCAACCAAGTTAATCCTTTTTTCAATATTTCACGATAGGTTAATATCCGAGTTGCAATTCTTTTGAGACCTTCTGCTCCGTGATATGCAGCATAAAATCCTGCCATATTTGCAAGTAAAGCTTGTGCAGTACATATATTAGATGTTGCCTTATCTCGTCTTATATGCTGTTCTCTAGTCTGTAGTGCTAATCGTAGTGCTTTGTTACCTTGAGCATCTACAGATTGTCCTACAATTCTACCAGGTATTTTTCTTTTATATTTGTCTGTTGTTGCAAAGAAAGCTGCGTGTGGTCCGCCAAATCCCATTGGTACACCAAATCTTTGCATACTACCTACTGCAATATCGAAACCCATTTCACCTACAGGTTGCATAAGAACCTGTGCAAGTGGATCAACAATCGCAATCTTCATACATTTACAAACTTCTGCTAATCTTAATAATCCATTTCGATGTCTTAAATTACCGTGACTATTTGGTAATTGTACAATGACTCCAAAAGCATCAGCAAAGAAAGCGATTGGTATTGAAGCATCAAAATCAATCTTAACGATATTGATTCCTAAAGGTTTTGCTCTTGTTTCTAATACTGCTAAAGTTTGTGGAAATACTTTGTCATCAACTATAAAATCTTTTTTCTTACTTTGACTATGTGCAAGTAACATTGCTTCTGCAGCTGCAGTTCCTTCATCTAACAACGATGCATTTGCAACTGGTAATCCAGTAAGTTCTGTGATTAATGTTTGATAATTAAATAGTGCTTCTAATCTACCCTGTGATATCTCTGCCTGATAAGGAGTATAAGATGTATACCAAGCAGGATTCTCAAATACATTTCTTTGTATCACTGGTGGTGTAATAGTTCCATAATATCCTTGACCAATCAAACTTCTTTTAACAATATTATGTGATGCAATATCTTTTAATTCTGTAAGTGCCTGTTGCTCACTACAACCCTCTGGTAATTTACTATCACCACGAAGTAAAATTGAATCAGGCACAATCTCTCTAACTAATTCATCTATAGTTGATAGACCAAGATCAGCAAGCATTTTGCGTTGTTCTGATTCTGAGGGTCCAATATGACGTTGAATAAATTCTGACATACTATCCGCTAATCATTTCCTCATCCATACTTTTATTACGAATAATAATTGTATTACTATCATAATCAGGATAAAATTCTATGATGTCATCGTTATCCCAACACATCTCTTCATAAAGCATATTAAGTTTCTTCATGTCCTGATACATATCAGATGGTCTATCGTCCATTAAAATACTCCTGTATTATAATTGAAGAGAAGTAATTCTTTTCTTGTTTTTTGATTTCTCATATACTCTCCGACTGAACGCATAGTATATGTCAAATCAAATTCAGCACAATTCCAATCCTTAAATCGATCTTTAACTAATTGGTCTGAATTGTAACTTATAAGCATCTCTGAATTATATATTTCACAATTTTTTGCAAAATCATCGTGGTCAAACTTTTTATGCATAGAACCCTTCTTACCATACAAATTATCCTTGATATCATATGGTGGGTCAAGGTATACAAAGGTTTTTTCTCCATCTCCTAACATATGACGATAATCAACATTTGTAATATACCAATCTTTAATTAACTTACTATAAACTGGTAACTTATCAATACCTCTCATTGAGAAGTTTGCATCACTCGCTTGTTCTGAAAATGATGATGATTCTGTAAGACCACTAAAAGAACATTTGTTTATAATATAAAAACAAACTGCACGGTCTTTATCTGATATATCTAGGTCATATAATTTTTCTTTTGCATCTTCAAACAATCCTCTTGCAGAACCACGATCAGGAAATCTAGATTTTAATTGTTGTAATTGACTATGCACATAGTCTCCGTTAACCTGTAAATGTAACCAAAAATTATATAATGGTTCATACAAATCATTAACTACAATCTTGAGTCTTGGATATTTCTTAGTGATGTGTAATGCTACACTACCACCACCTAAAAATGGTTCATAGTATACATCATAATCTCTAAGGTCTGGAAAGAATGGTTCCATCTTTTTGCAAGCACGAGACTTGCCACCAGGATAACGAAGTGGTGTTTTATATTGTTTCATTGTACTCATGGCAATCCTATATTATTTCTCCCATCATATAATCTATCTTTATATTTTCCATCAGCATACACATAGTGAGAAAATATTTGATATTGTGAGACACCATTAAATTTATTTCTCCAATGTTTTAAATCTCTTCCATAATAAATCATCGCATCACCTCTGTCAAGTTCTATACAGTTTGTGTTGTCTTCATAATCTTTTATACATATTGGCCACAAGTTATTATATTCTCCTCCAAGAGAAATTGTTACTGATATTTCGCATTCTGGTCTATCGATGTGTTCCTCTAGAATAGAATTTTTAAAATAAATTCTTGCGTAAGTATATTGAGGAATAACTTTTCTATTTAAATTTTCTTCTACAATAGAAGAAGTCATTAACATAAGAGTATCAAATGCAGGATCTCCATATATGCAATATGAATTTGGTGCTTGATCATCTCCTCCTTTACAATGTCCATTCTCTGCGATAACAGTAAAATAATTTTTAAGATAATCAGCAAAAGATGGTGCTATAAAATTTTTTACAACTTTATATCCATTTTTCATATGTTAATCGTCGTGGTCATCCCAAGGGTCAGTTAAATTTTCATTAGCAAAGAATCCTTTATATACACCATAACCTGCTAACAGTATTGTAATTACTGCCACAGAAATTGGAAATGTAATATTAGGATTTAAAGAAAGATGTGGTATCATTAATCACTCATTGGCATATAAGGTGATCTATTTTGTTTCCTATTTAATTCATCCCATTCCATTTTGATTGTAATTGTTTCAGTCAGGTCTTTCACTGATTGAGACATTGATTGATATCCTGCACCAACAAAGATTTGTCCAGCCATAACAGCAACGGTGCAAGCACCCCAGAACAAATAATATTGATAGGATTTGATTTGTGCTTTAGTTTTAGCGAAAGTTGATTTAGTCATAATAATTGTTATTTGAATTCACACTCTACCATAATTTCAGTAAGTGCTGCTAGTAAGTTTATTTCTTGATCAGCAACAAATGCTATTTGGTACTGATATTTAGCGATAACTAATACAGCAGCAGGTATACTTGTTGGAACCATAGCATCGTATAAGTTATCATATATTTTTCTCAACAAGACCGATGGATCATTATCAAGATTAGAAACTACCCATTTACGAACTTCAGAGAAGTTCTTTTGTTTTAAATTTTTTATCAAATCATTAACTGCTACCTCAGAGAATGCTGCTAGTATTCCACTATCAATCTTACCACCAACAGAGTATCTCTGACATTCATTCAACACTCTTCTCCAATCAGGAAAGTGTTTGTTTATTAATTCTGCTACAACTTTCTTATCACTCTCTACACCCTCCTTCTCTAGAATATAATTTATCCTAGAAAAAAATTGTGATGCTATCTTTGGTTTATCTTTTTTGTTAACAGAGAAGTCAATAACACTGCAGCGTGAATGTAAGGGGCTAATAATCTTGTTCTTGTAGTTGCAAGTGAAGACAAATCTACAGTTGGAAGAGAACTCCTCAATAGACGCTCTGAGAAGGAGCTGTACGTCGGAAGTGGTATTGTCTGCTTCGTCAATGATGATGACTTTATGTTTTGAGTCACTTGTAAGAGATACTGTAGATGCGAAGTTTTTC